ATTGGGTCTTGTGTTTAATTGATAAATCTTCATTTATCGGATGATTTAAGTAAATCTGCAATTTAGCACATATATCATATTAGGGTTTCTTTTAACCCTGTATTGTTATATATGTTATTTTTGTTGTATTAAATATCGTTGGATTTTTATTATTAGAACGAGATTCATATTTTTGGAATACGTTAACGTTAAGTGCAATTTAAGAAATGATACTTGCACTTGGTCTTCGACAATCACAACGGAGTTAGAAATACTCGTCCTTGGGTACCGCCAAGGGAATATTAAGCTTTGTCTAAAGCTTTTGGAAAAATAGACCGCGTAATTTCACGTAACGGAAAGAACCTTCTTAGCAGCAGAAGTAAAATATTGCCTATTGCCTATTGGCCAGGTCTTTGCCGCACGGACCTATATTAAGGAGTGCATATTGGGGAATAAGGCGCCCCCCCCCCTGGGGGGAATACACTGGCAGGTGTATTAACCCCGAAGCCCGTCTGGCTCATTAATATTAAAATAATTTGCACGCATATGACGCGGGACAGTTCATTACTGTGCGCATATGAATTAGATTATACTCTTGCAATAATGAGAAGTACTAAGTAGTACTATTAATATTCGTAAAACCTATTTATAGGTGAGTAAAAATGAAGCCAGCTTGTTGAACTTTTTTCATCGAGTTGTAAACTTGATGGGAAAGTTCAGCAAGGTAGGGTGTAGGGGGTCGTATAGTTTATTATGGATAAAATTATCGACCTTACCTATTCTACCTTGTTGATCTTTTCCAGTATTGCCGTTCGTTACGTCTCTTTGGCAGGAGGTTTTATAGAAAGATTATTCTATATCTCCTATTTTGCATTTTGCAGATTAGGAGAAAACATTGATTATTACGGACGTGTGTGGGCACGCTTTATATTTAATGTTGGTTTTGAAACTAGGTGCTTCTACGTGGCTAGTGGTCGCTTGTTTGTGTCACAATCCGGTTATGCTCATTCTAAGTTCCAGCGTAAGAATGAGAGGAAAGTTTCCAAGATCTTAAAAGAGATAGGGAAGCTTCAAGATAAGAAACGATCTTGTAAAAACGGGGACGCTAAGAAATATGCCGAGCCTTTGCATTTTTTGTCTAAGGAAAAAAGAAAATACGAACCGCATAGTGGTATCGCTTCTCGGTACCCCGATTTACCCGAACCAAGCGAGAATGAATTTAAAAGTTTCAAAATTGGTTTAGGTGTTGGTTTATTAGCTGGTTTATGGCATGGTTTCTTCTCTGTAATCATGTTTCCTGGAATAGTTGATTTACATCGCAAGTATTGGAATGACATTTCGAAGTCTGATATTGTGAAGCGTGTGGAGAGAGACATCCCCAAATCTTTGAATTTTATGACTAGAGCTCGCATTGATATGTCATTTCTTCGTTTGGCCACTAAATTTGACGCCAACAATATAGAGAATTGGACAGCCCTAATTGTTGGATTGGTAACTAGTACTTCAACAGTCAATGCTGGTGCTTTATTGCTGACACATTTTAAGACGTATTACAATAAGAGCGTTGCAGTTGCTCTTGCTGACAAATTTTCATCTCTTTTTATGAAGTCTTATGAGCCGCATTCGTTACAAGATATGGCTGGCTTATGGAGAATGTTATCAAATGATTTCAACTCCCTCCAGAAGTCTCCGTTTTTTGATAAGGTTTTGAATGTTGTCAGTCTTGTAGTTTGTTCTGGTTTGTGTGGTTCTTTTGATATAGATTTCAAGGTTGCTGGTTTTAATTTGTTTTCGGAGAACTTATCTAAGCGATTGAATAGTGTGTCCCTCACGGATATGCCCGGAATGATTTTGGAGACAGTTGCTTATTTTCTAGAAACTGGCTACATGTGTTATACACAGGGTTCATTTAAGCCCATTTTGTTCACTAACCCAGAAGCGTATGCTTTCGAACAGAAGTACCTTGAATTTTTCCGGGTTATTCCGCTTATTGGAGACGGAGATTGGGAAACCGCTGGCATAACCATAACAGAGTTTCACACATTATATGATGATCTTTATTCTTACCTTCATAGTCTACACAGTTCGTTGAATAAAGGTTTCGAGAAGAAAGTTATATGGGATCGCTTGATTGGTATTGTTAAAGCTAAGAACGATCTGGATCGGAAATTGAATTCTGGATTACTTAGGCGTGCCCCTTTCGTTTGGCCTTTTGCGGACCATCTAGTGTGGGTAAGACTACTGTTGCAAATATTATCAATGTGGTGGCCGTCAAAGCAAGTGGTGGGACTGGTGACCTCACCAAGAAGATCACCTGGAATGAAAATGACGACTACTTTTCAAATTATAAGGTCGACACCGAGACTATTGTTATGGATGATTTATGTAACACCAAACCTTTATTTATCCAATCCTCGCCCTTGGCGTGGTTGATTAAATTTAATAATAATAATCCGGAGTATGCGGTTATGGCTGAGTTAGAATCTAAGGGTAAATTACCCATCCGCCCACTTACCCTTGTTATTACAACCAATGTTCCCGATTTGCTTGCGCAAACTTACTCCAATGAGCCCGTTTCAATACTTAGACGGTTGGACATGAGGGTTAGTGTTACCGTTAAGGAAGAATTCGCTCTAGTGAATGGAGGTAGTGGAAATTTCATGCTTGATCCTGATAAAGCTCGTGTATACGTTGATAGTTTAGAGGGACCGGAAAAGATTTTCCCTGATATGTGGAATTTTACGGTTGAGAAAGCTGTCGCTGTTAAAAACCCCAATGGGGGTACCGATCGTGCTGAGTTCCGGAAAATAGTTTGGCAGGGGATGATATTGGAGAACATTAGTCTAAAGGTCTTGGCCGACTATACTGCTGATGCTGCCAGGTTGCATTCTCATAATCAGAAGAATTTAGTCTCCAAACAAACCCAATTACATGAGACTATTAACCTTTGCTGCATCTGCAATAAGCTACAGATGTCTTGTCAATGTTCATATTGTGATCAAGCTGGGAATGATAGTCTAGATAGGGAGCCTGATATCGATGAAATTATAGAGATAACAGATAGTGATTTTGAAGGTGAGTCGTCTCTATGGGATTTTCTACCTTTTTTATACCGGCAGGATGTAGCATCGTTCTTTTCCTATTTATTATCCCGACGGGGGATATTGGATTATTTTAGACTTCATTGGCGACAGATATTTGTTAGTTTTAGCCTTTGGTTGGTCCTTGTGATATTGAGACCGCTGGATTTGGTTCCTTGTATGTTGTGCTTTATCTTCCTGATTCACAGTTTTCTATTATACCGATTTTATTTGATTTATTGGTATTCTAGGGAACGATGGTTTCGTCTACAATCATCTGCCAATAGGATCACAAGTAGTCCATTATTTACGTGTATCGTTGGTGCTGGTACTACATATCTTATGACCAGGGCCCTTGGAAAGATCTTGTATGGACTAATTAAGTTCTATCGTTCTTTCAATGGTGCCGTTATGACAGGGCAATCCGCTCTTAATCCGAATAATGAGGAGTACGTCGCACGCCGTCAAGAGCCAAATCCTTGGTATCCCAAGATACCTGTTACTAAGTTGAGTAAACCCACCCCTCGCTCCAAGACCACCACATGGCGTGACCTCAACGGGAAGATAGCAAAAAGTTGTGTCTTTGTCAAGAGTGGCAGTAAGATTACAGGTGGTTTTTATATTCGTACCCATCTGCTAGCAGTTCCTGGACACTTCGTAACTGAAGACATGGAGCTCGAGATAATACCGCGAGTTAAGTATTTGGGGAATAAACATAGCTATCGCATACGTACTTCAAGCGATTTAGTTTATAGGGTACCAGATTCCGACATTGCATTAATTTATGCTCCCGGTGGCTGTGATAAAAGTGACTTTACTGATTATTTCCCAGTTTCGCATTTGGAAGGTGAATGTATTGGATCTTTCACATACCGTGGAGCAGAAGGTGAATTGCTATTAGATCGCGTACGTATGACTTTTGGAAGAGTCACCACAGATGTAGCAACTTTCCATGGGGCTGAATATGTATTTAATAATTTTAACACTTTCAAGGGGTTGTGCATGGGCGTTTTTGTAAGTGAGATGAAACCACCCTGCATTGCCGGTTTCCATTTGGGAGGTATTACAGATTCCCAATATGGAGCCAGTGGAACTTTACTCAAAGGTGAAATCGATAGGGCTTTAAGCTTTTTTGATGTTCCCGGTACACTATTTCCTGGTGGTTCATCAGATATACCCACGGTAATGTACGAAAACCACTTGGGGGATGATCCGCTAACTCTCGACAAACCCGTTTCGCCAAAGTGTCCCACCAATTTTCTTCCTGAGGGCGCTATAATCGATGTGCTATCTGCATGCAAGGGGGCGGTTACCAACAGGTCTGAGGTTATCGTTTCACATATTTCAGATAGCGTTCGTAAATATACTGGTGTAGAAAGGACACATGGTCCTGCCCCGATGGGACCACCCGTAGTTAGATCTTGGCATAATTGGTCTCTTGGTATGCAGGGTTTTAGTGATCCTGCAATAGGTCCTTCTATAAGCAGTATTATTCGTGCATCTGTCGATTATATTCAATTACTACTGCCCAAGTTTAAGAATTTAAAACCATTAGATCTTCCTACGATTATCAATGGTTTGGACGGCGACAAATTCTTAAATCGCATGCCTCAGAATACTTCAGTTGGCTTTCCATTATCTGGGAAATTAAGCGTATTCTCGGTAGCAGTACCGCCTTTAGAGGGTCACAGTGTAAATTTTGAGTTAGACGGAGACATTATGGATGTTTACGAGACTTACAAAGCTAGGTACCGCAACGGCGAGCGATGTTACCCAGTTTTTAGAGCTTCTCTGAAAGACGAGCCTGTTAAGATTGGTAAGCTCAAAGTCCGAGTATTTCAAGCCGCTCCAGTTGCCTTGAAGATGTTATTGAGAGAGTACTTTCTTCCAATTGCTTCTCATCTCAGTATGTTCCCATTGCTGAGTGAGTGCGCTGTGGGGGTTAATGCCTTTTCACAAGAGTGGGATGAAATGCATCAGCATATAGTCGGGAATGGTGAGTCTAGGATTGTTGCGGGCGATTATAGCGCTTATGATCAACGCATGCCAGCGTCTTTAACGGGTGCTGCTTTTAGTGTTTTGATAGAGTTGGCTGAACAAGCGGGGTATACCCTTGATGATCTCACCATTATGAAGTCTATGGTAGCCGATGTAATTTACCCATTGGTAGCTTATAATGGTACGTTAGTGCAATTTTATGGCAGTAATCCATCGGGTCACAATTTAACGGTATATATTAATTCTATAGTGAATTCCTTGATTTGCCGGTGTGCTTTTTTCCGTGTGTATCCACATCATAGTAATTTTAGATCAGCTGTTTCTATGATGACGTATGGTGATGATGATATCGGTAGCGTCCACGAAGATTTTGGGGATTTTAATTGCGTGACAAAGTCTGATTACATAAATTCTATAGGTATGAAATATACACCTCCGGATAAAAGTGGTGACCACATACCCTACATGAATATGGTGGATGTTGATTTTTTGAAAAGAAAGTCCGTGTTTAATTCTTCATTGCATCGGCATATGGGAGCTTTGGATAAGGCTTCCATATATAAATCTTTGCACGTACGCATGCGATCTACGGAGATTTCGGACGAGGCATGGGCTGGTGCTGTGGTCGATGGTGCATTGCGCGAGTTTTTCGCACATGGGGAGCAAGATTACGAGATTTTTCGGTCACAGATGGTTCAGGTGGCCGAAGACTGTGATTTTGCTGTCCATTCTATAAATCTTAGCGTATCTTACGCTGAGATGTTAGAAAAAATAGAACCCCATTCCAATTGATTACTCTACGGGAGTTGACGTTTTCTGTAGTGCTTTGGTTTGGAGTAGTCGAATCTTTCGACCTGGGGTTATGAGTAAATCCCCGGGTTTAAAATTTTACTCGAAACTAAATTTAATAATGAAAACCAAGGGAGTAGTAAACCCTTTACAAATTCAAATGGTGGTATTCCACAAGGACTGGATGGTCCGAAACACAATAGAGTTAGCTTCGCTCTGGAGGACACATTGCACGAGTATAGTGTGTCTTCTGAAGAAAGCGAGAATACTGGTTCCCTTAGGCCACGCAACTCACTATCTTTGTATAGCAATAGTGATTGCATGCCTGAGTTTACTCGTATTCGTCGTGCTTCTCGTACTCTTATTTATTTAAAGTACGAAAGTCAATCCCAACTTGATGGTGCAGCTTCAGATTCAGTGGATGCTAATATAGTTCATTTTGAGGATTATGCTGCAGGTTATGAAGAAGGTTATGTTTCTGCTAGAGACGATACTTTTTATGCTCCAGATTCTTCTGAGTTCGATTTAGGAAAATATTTTGCTAGACCCGTACGAATTGCTATTTTGCCGTGGACAGTTGGTACAGCTTTCCCTGGTTCTAGACTGCAAGTTTTTCAGCGGTATTGGACGAACAAGCACGTAGTCAATCGATTGACTACATACAGAAATTTAAAGTGCGACATGTGTGTCAAGATAGTTGTTAATGGCACACCTTTTCATTATGGGATGTTGATGGCTAGCGCTTTACCAGACAAGCGTGATGACGATTTTTTGAATACGAATACTACGGAATTAGGTGCAGTCCGCGGTTCGCAAAACCCACATATTTTGATTGATCCTACATCGTCTTCTGCTGGTTGTTTGCGTTTGCCGTATTCTAATAAGGATAACGCTTACACAGTAACTGGTACATCTTTAGTGGTAGCTGGAGAAGTCGCCATTCGTGAGGTTGTTCCATTGGCTCACGTTTCTGGGGTGATTGAACCAGTTACTATATCTGTTTTTGCTTGGGCGGAAAACGTCGTCTTGGGTGCTCCAACTTCCGTAGCCGCTACTGGATTGGTGGCCCAATCCGGTGACGAGTATGGAAAAGGAGTAATCTCAAGGCCGGCTTTTATTTTGGCCAGTTTAGCTAACAATTTATCCAAGGTTCCGTATATCGCTCCTTACGCATTAGCATCTGAGATGACCGTTCGTGGTATAGGTAATTTGGCCCAGTTGTTTGGTTATGTAAAACCTAACATAGTGTCGGATATTTCTTACCACAAACCTAGGCTTTTACCTAATTTTGCGTCCGCTACTCAGCATGACCCTATTTATAAGTCTACTTTTGACGATAAATCTGAGGTCACTGTAGATCCTAGGGTTGTGGGTATTACTGGTCGAGATGAGATGGGGATTGTTGATATAGCTAAGCGGGAGAGTTATTTAACTCAGTTTTTATTCGCCCAAACCACTCCTGTGGATACGCGGTTGTTCGCTATTCGCGTGTCTCCTTGTATGTTTCGGACGAATGGTACTGGTATTAATACCCAATATCATTTGACTCCCATGGCTTGGGTTTCTGCTCCATTTCAGTTTTGGAGGGGTACACTGAGATATAAATTTACAGCCGTTTGTTCCTCGTTTCATAGGGGCAGAATAAGAATTTTGTATGAGCCCGGTGCAACGGCTACCGGTGTTGCCCCAGAATACAACGCTGTTCAATCTTTGGTGTGGGATATAGCTAAAGAGAAAGAGGTGGTAATTGACGTTGGGTGGAACCAAGAGGAAGCGTATTCAGTTAATAGGACGATTGAAACTGCGCCCATTCCATTTATAGCTGGCCCTACTGGCGATGTAGGAATAGGGGCGGCCGCGGTTTCCCAGAATGGAGTCTTGGTGTTATATGTCGAAAATGAATTGACAGCTCCTGACACCAATTTGACTTCTCCTATTTCTGTGATGGTAACAGTGTCTGCCACTGATGATTTTGAGGTGTTTTCTCCTACTGGCTTTATTAACAATTTATCTTATTTTCCTCAATCTGGTGATACCCGGACAGACGTGGTTTTGTCTCCCAAGGCCAATACTGCGCATATAACTTTTGGACCACGATTGACCGGTGATAAATCTGCTATTATTTTTCATGGCGATCCTATTGTGTCCCTTCGTACCTTGTTAAAGAGGTATACGTGGTCTGGGACTTGGGGGCCTATATTTGTTGCTTTGGGCATTCAACGATATAATTGGAAACTTAGGTTACCTGGTTTTCCTTTGTATAACGGGCGGGCGCCATCGGCAGTGCAGTTAGCAGGCGCTCCCTTTAATTTTACTAGTATGACTTTTTTAAATTATTTCACACCTGCTTTTTTAGCACGGAGAGGTTCCGTACGTCATCGCTTTGTAGCAGGGTTTGGTCCCACGTATGAACATACCGTTGTGGAAAGATCCGTTACCTCTACTTTCTTTAATTCTGTTGCACAGATACCAGCGTACACGACACCTAGTTCTATATCATCCGCCGCTGTTCGAAATCGCCAGGAAGTAATTGGACATGCTGGTGGCTCTTCAGTCACTGATTTTGGTGAACAGGCGTTAGATATTGAGATTCCTTATCATTCCAAACACAGATATTTACCGGCTAGGACTGGCAATTCTGCAGTTCCTATATCAGGTAACGCTGCTGTAACATTACTAACTAAGTTTGTTACCAATGTTGGGTCCGATGTCTCGGTAGATCATTATGTATCCGCTGGAGATGATTTTTCTTTGTCTTATTTTGTTGACATACCGATAATGTATGTGCATCCAGTTGCCACATTACCAGCT